ATGCATTGGACTCAACGTTGACGTAAGTACCAGCAAGGGCTGGAGCTGTGCCTACTCCTAGCAGGGCAGCTAGAGCGATTGCGAACTTCATTGTTTGTATCAAAAGTACTACCTAAGTATAACTTCTTAACCCCAATGAACTGTTCTCTTCCTTTCGGTTGTCACGAAAAGGGGTTGTTTCTTATCTTCATCTACCTCCTTAGCATTATTAATACTCTTTTGATTCTCATTACTCTTGGTAATGTTAATAGTCTTTGAAGGCATTTTAAGGTACTTTTAATAAATCTTTAAAAACAGCCCCTTTAAAGGGCATTTCAATATATTAGTAGACCAATTGAAGTAGTGGCACAAAACAACCTTTAAAATTTACGTTCCTTTGATTACCGTTTAAGAGGTCTTTCAGCATTACTATCATGGCTTACACAAAGCTTAAGTTCAGTGGAAAACTTGAAGGTTACGTTCCTAATTTTTGGGAAGAACCTACTTACAAGAACGAACCTACTGACTTTCGCATAAGAGTTAGGGTTTCAGACCCTGAAGGTAAACTTCTAGATACTCTTACTACTGAATATGAACAAGCCTGTGCTTTCTATAAGAAGCAAACAGGAGGTAAAAGATTTTTTGATGAGCCTTGGGACGAAAACGATGATGGAACTGTTACTGTCCGTTTATGTGCTAAGCCTAAGTACGAAGAGCATCCATTTCCTGTAGTAGATGGTGATCTTGAAGCTCTTGATGAAGGTACTCTTCTTAGAGAGGGTACAACTGTTCAAGTGAGCAGTGTAATCATGCCTATTTCACCTAAAAGTCCTAGAGGTGGTATGAGATTAAGACCTCGTGCTGTCCAGGTTATCGAGGCTATAACTTTCGAGGCTTCTGACAGTGGAGAGTTAGATCTTGAAGCAGAATTTGGTAAGACTGATGGCTTTAAACAATCCAAGCCAAATGTAAGAAAGAAATCTGCTAAGAAAGCTGCTACTGTATCTGACGAAGATCTCGATTTCTAGAGGATATGGCCCGAAGATTCCATAAGTACGGAAAACGTACAAGAGATGGTTTTAGATCGGGCTTTGAGTCGGATGTAGCTCACAACCTTAAAGAGCAGGGGGTTCACTTTGAATACGAAAAACATAAGTACGACATAGTGATCCCTCGTTCTTATACACCTGATCTTGTTTTAGCTAACAATATCGTGGTTGAAATTAAGGGTATGTTTGACAGTGACGACAGAAGACTTATCCGACTCTTTAAGGAACAACACCCTGATGTAGATATCAGAATGTGTTTCCAAAAACCACATCAAAAGTTAAGTCGTACTGCAAAGATGACTTATTCCCAATGGTGTGACAAACATAATATCCCCTGGTGTAAGGGACCACACTTGCCAAGACGATGGACTCTGTTATAGTTCGATTGGTACGTTGAAAGGGTTACCTTAAAAGCCTCCAGGGAGATCCCTACTGGAGGTTTTTTAAATGTCAGTTATTAAAAGCTCTTGCCCCTTATGCGGTTCTAGGGACAACGTAGCTATATGGGAAGATGGCAGTCAAAAATGCTTTACTCCTGGTTGTTCTTACGCAATACATTCTTCACCCCTTTCACAACCCATGAACTCTTTTAAAACTTCAATCCAAGAGATTGAGCCTGTAATAGGTGAGTATGTAGATATACCAACTCGCAAATTAAAAGCAGAGGCTTGTAAAAAAGCTGACTATAAGAAAGGTATGCATGGTGGGGAACCTGCTTACTTCACTCCTATATATAGTAATGACCGTGTATTAACTGGTTACAAGATTCGTAAGAAGGGGAAGAACTTCTTAATGCACGGTACTAACCCTGATAACCGTTTCTTATTCCAAGAGAAGTGGGGAGGTAACAATAAACTTATAGTCATTTTTGAAGGGGAGTACGATGCTCTTTCTTATATGCAAACTAGACCAGGCTGGCCCGCTGTATCCCTACCAAATGGTGCTGAGTCTGGTAATAAAGTAATTAAATCTCAACTATCATGGTTGCTCACCTTTGAGACTGTTATTTTCTGCTATGACGATGATGTAGCTGGTCAGAAAGCAGCCTTAAGAGATGTCCAACTACTGCCACCTAGAGTTGGGAAGATAGGAGTTGTTAATGGTTATAAGGATGCTAATGAGGCTCTTCAAGCAGGAGATCATAAAGCCATAGTTGGTATGGTTTTTAACGCTAAAGAATATGAACCCGACGGTCTTGTTAATGGAAATACTTTAAAAGTTTCAGTATTAGAAGACCCTAAAGTAGATAGTGTTGAATACGGCTATCCTTTCCTAGATGACAAGCTTCATGGTCTACGTCGCTCAGAATTAGTGACTGTCTGTGCAGGTACGGGTCAGGGCAAATCGACATTTGTTAATGAAATCGCTTACAACCTTGCAGTTAAACAGAATCAAAAGATTGCAGTTATCTCGCTTGAAGAGAACAATCTCAGAACTGCGAGAAGATTTGTCGGTATTAACCTTAATCATCCACTACACATTGACAGAGGAGATTTTACAGATGAGCAAATTGAAACAGCGTTCGACGAGACCCTCGGTAAGGGGAATGTCTTTTTCTACGACCATTTTGGGAGTCTTGATACTACCGTTCTTCTTAATCGGATACGTTATTGTGTTAGTGCTTTGGATTGTAGCTTCATTATCTTTGATCATTTATCGATATTGGTCAGCGGTATGGACCAGGCTCAAGATGAGAGGAGGGCAATCGACCAAACGGTAACAAAATTGAGATCTTTTGTAGAAGAAACAAACTGTGGAATGATATTAGTTAGCCATCTAAGAAGACCTTCAGGAGATAAAGGTTATGAGGATGGTCAACAGATCTCACTCTCAGGGCTTAGAGGATCTGCGAGCATAGCTCAACTAAGTGACATTTGCCTTGGATTGGAACGCTCACAACAGTCTGAGAATAGTTCTGAGTGTAAGGTTAGAGTTATGAAAAATAGATTTACAGGTTGGTTGGGAATTGCAGGAAGTGTGAAGTATTGCGAAAAAACTGGCAGAATGTTACCGCTAGATGATAATGCGGTAATTAAAGATGAATTTATTGAATCCGATTTTTGATGTTTATCTGAGAAAGGTAAACCGTTTAAAGGTATCAGCCTTTACAGCAACTGAAAAAGCTAAAAGAACCCTTTCAAACTTTTTTAAATCCAATGACTACGTGTACTCCTTCGATAAAAATCAGCTCCGAGAAGTCATCAACCATTGCTATTCCAACAAGCTCAAGGTCCACATCGATGCTGATCTTCGATATAGAAACAAACGGTCTAAAGATTAGCGATGTAACCAAGATCCATTGTTGTGCTATTAACGATGGAACTACTACATCCCTATATAAAGACCCATCTGAATGGCTACCCCTACTGGAGGATGCTTCAACTATCATTGGGCATAACATTTGTGCTTATGATATTCCCTGCATTCAGCACTTATATCCGAACTTCAAACCTAAAGGACAAGTAATAGATACATTGATATTGGGTCGTATGTTTTGGCCTGACATATTAGATATTGACTTTAAACATAAATGGAAAAATATGCCTATCCACCTCTACGGTAGACATTCTTTAGAGGCTTACGGTCATAGACTTTCTCTCCATAAAAAACACGCAGATTTAAAAGATTTTAGTGTTCTAACCAAAGAAATAGCAGACAGATGTAAGTGCGATGTTGACGTAACCGCTAAACTTTGGACCAGGCTGCAGCCGAAGGCTAACGGATCACCTTCAGCCGTTATCCTTGAGATGGAGTTTGCCACTCTAATCTCGAAACAAGAACGATCTGGTTTCTATTTCGATGTTGAAGGAGCATTAGAACTAGAAGCTAAGATTGTTTCACAGTTAAACGACCTTGACGAGAGATTGAGACAACGGTTCCCTTTCGTTGATGGTGGGATTTTCACTCCTAAGCGTGTTGATAAAAACAGGGGATATATAGACGGTGCATCTATGTGTCGCTTGTCTCCTTTGAACCCAAATTCAAGGGATCATATAGCTTGGGTACTAGGAACTCATTTGAAGTGGAGTTCAACTGAGTTCACAGAGACTGGTAAAGCCAAGATTGATGAAACAATCTTGAAGGGAATCCCTGGAGCTGAAGATTTCGTATCTTTTTTAACGCTCCAAAAACGCCTAAGTCAGTTAAGTACTGGAAAGAGTGCTTGGTTGAAATTGGTAAGTACAGACAATCGTATTCACGGCAGCGTGATTACTTGCGGATGTGCCACAATGAGAGCTTCCCACGTCCACCCCAATATGTCCCAGATTCCTGCCGTTAGGTCAGTTCTGGGTACGGAGTGCCGAACTCTGTTTGGACCTAATGTCCTACCAAATTGTTCATCCCTAAAGGGACGAGTAAATAAGAAGAGTCCTATGGTAGAAGGGGGCTCCCCCAAGCAGGTGGGCGTTGATCTCTCTGGAATCGAAGCTAGATGCTTAGCTCACATCCTTCAGCCTTTTGATAACGGTAAATTCATACGTGAAGTCATAGAGGGCGACATTCACACCGCTAATCAGAAGGCTGCAGGACTACCCACTCGTGATGCTGCAAAAACATTTTTCTATGCCCTAATTTATGGTGCTGGCTATGAACGCCTTACCAATATCACAGGTCAGGATGGGAAAAAACTAAAGCAAAGATATTACAAAAATATGCCAGCTTTAGCAGAGCTTACTAAAAGAATAACAGCTAAAGCAGAAGCAGAGGGTAAAATTAAAGGTTTAGATGGTAGACCTATTAAAATAAGATCATCACATTCTGCACTTAATTTCTGTTTACAGTCTATGGGTGCAATTCTTAGTAAAGCTTGGTACAACATTTGCTACAAAGAGATAACAAAAGCTGGGTTAGTTTATGGCACAGATTGGACATTCTTAGCTCATGTCCACGATGAGATCCAATTTGCTGTTAAAGCTCCTTTTGCTGAAAAGTTGGCGGGAATCGCTACTAATGCGTCGAAAATTGCAGGAAAACAGTTTAGTATGCGGATTGAGATCGAATCGGAATATAAAATTGGCAAAAATTGGGCAGAATGTCACTAAACAGTGCAAACTTTGTAGACAAGTAAAACCAATTGACCAGTTCGCTAAGAACGGTACTTGGTTTAGACCTGAGTGTAAAAGTTGTAATAATGAAAAGATGAATGAATACTATAAATTAAGACGAAAATTTGATACACCAGATTTGGGTACCCCATGCGAATGTTGTGGGGATACTTCTGAATTACTTGTTTTTGATCATTGCCACGACACTAATGAGCATAGAGGTTGGTTATGTAGTAACTGCAATACAGCTATAGGTAAGTTAGGTGACACTATTGAAGGTGTCCAATTGGCTGTGGATTATCTAGAAGGTGTGCATAATGTGGAAGATGATAGTAAGGAGAGTGATGACTTGGTTAATAGTTGATGCAGATATGCTTTTATTCAAGGCTGTCTCAGCTTGTGAGGTTGAGATAGAATGGATGGAAGATATAGTCACAACACACCTTCCTATAAGGGAGGCTTTGATGCTTTTTGATGACTTATTAAGCATCAAGAAGAGTCAAACTAAAGCTAAGTGGACAACCTTATGTTGGAGTAGCCCTGATAACTTTCGTAAAAAAGTTGATCCAACCTATAAGGGTAATAGAAGGGCTACTAGACACAGAGTTAAACCAGTTGGTTTTAAGGAGTGTCGAAGGAGGTTAGAAAAAGATTACCTTTCTGAATGTTGGTGGAGATTAGAAGCAGATGATGTTATTGGCATTCTTGCCACTCGCAATGCTGATAAAACCCCTATTATTTGGTCGGGTGATAAGGATCTAAACCAAATACCTGGTTTCCATCTAAGTGATGATGGAGACATTGATCTAATTACAGAGGAGCAAGGTGATGCCTTTTTTCTACAACAGTGCCTTAGTGGCGACTCCACTGACGGCTATAGTGGCTGCCCTGGTATTGGTCCGAAAACGGCACAAAAACTTATACCATTGGAGCGATTCTCACTTGCCTCCTCATGGAGAGTTGTAGTAGAGCAATATGAAAAGAAGGGTCTCAGTGAAGACCATGCGTTGAGACAAGCCCGTTTAGCCCGTATATTACGGGACACTGAGTACACCCTAGATGAAATTGAATTATGGACCCCACCAACCCTTCTTACTACGGTTACGGAGATGAAGAAGTAATCGAATGTATTGACTATATTGAGAGTCACGCATTTGATTTTCTTGAGGGTAACGTTATAAAATACGTGACCCGTTATGAGGGTAAGAATGGTATTGAAGATCTCAAGAAAGCTGCTTGGTATCTGAACCGCCTCATAAAACGTGAAGAGGGTAAGTCTAAGACTTATGATTCTTCTTTATACCAATCACTTCTTAATTCTAAAGATGAAGATCTCGAACTCTCAACTAGTAAAGGCGTGGATGGAAAACGCTGGGCAACTAGTGACTGCTGAAATGGTAGAAGCTTTTGATGATCTACCTCAATCTTCTTCTAAATTAGAACAAGCCTTTTGTGATCAACAGGGGGAAGCTCAAAATCTTCAAATGATTTTTATCGAAGAAGAGTTTTATGAACTTCTTCACGCTTATAACAACTTAAATCATGAAGATATTATCAAAGAAGCTTGTGATTTAATCTGGGTTACTTATGGTTTATTACACACTATGGGTGTTGATACAGATGAAGCTTTCAAAAGGATAGCTGAATCTAACAACACTAAACTCCCTTTCACCTTTATTGATGGCAAGGTACAGAAAGGTCCAAATTACAAGCCACCAACTCTTACAGATCTATGAAATTAAAAGAACAAGTACAAAGCCCAGCAGTTGCTATGACTGGGAGAGTAGAGAGTTGGTTGAAAAACCCTACTAGAAGGTACCCACAGTCTTGTACTGTCTTTGTTGTAGAAGACACAATGGATGAGCATGAGGATTCCATTGAAGCTAGTTTTTTGTTTACTTCTAAAGCATTGCGTTATGGAGCTGGAGTTGCTATCCATGTAAGTAAGTTAAGAGCAGCAGGTACCAAAAATGCACATGGGATGGTCGCATCAGGTCCATGCGGATTCATGGAGATCTATAGTAAGTTCAACGAAGTCCTTAGAAGAGGTGGTACCTACAGGAACGGTGCAATTTGTGTCCATTGCGATTGGGATCATACTGATGTTATTGAGTTTATTAACTATGATCGTGGTCGAATACCTTGGATTAAACGTTGCGTTAATGTTGATGATGAAGTAATCAATAAGCCTGATGTTTTAAACGCAATAATGGAGGGAGCCCGTAAGGGTGATATATGGATTGTTAAGAAACAATACGATGAGAGTGGTGAAAGGATATACCACAATGTGTGTCAAGAGATTTTGATTAAATCTAGGGATACCTGTCTACTTTCCCATATAAATTTAGCAGCAGGAAAGATAGAGGATATTCCTGCAGCCTTTGGAGATGGTATGAGGTTTCTATGTGATCTCTATAAAAGGACTGGAGCAGAAGAATCTGGCATCTATAAAAGAAAGGATAATCAAGTAGGTTTAGGTGTACTAGGTTTGGCTAATCTTTTAGCTATTGAAGGTGTTACTTATGAACAATTTGTAAGAGCCTTACGTCAAAGAAATTTAGAAATAGTACAGCATGAGGATAAATTCAAAGAACCTCATACTAAATACGAAGATATAGATGAAGCTCAACTTAAAGCTTTTGAAATTGTTGAGTATATATGGGCTGGTTTCATAGAAGCTGCAGCCGTAGCTGAAGATAATGGTATGACAAGAGCCTTTACCGTAGCTCCTACTGCTTCTTGTGCTTATAGATATAAAGATAGGGAAGGTTTTACTACAACACCTGAAATATCACCTCCTATTAGCCGTGAGGTAGATCGTGATAGTTCAACTCTTGGCGTTGAAAGTTTTAAATTCAATCCTAAGTGTGAGACTGCTAAAGATGTAGGTTGGGATACTTTCTTTGAATTGAATTGTGAATGGCAGAAACTGATGGATAGCACTGGATTAGCTCATGCTATCTCTATGAATTGGTGGTCAGATATGACAAAACTTGACAGAAACTTTATGTCAAAATGGTTAAATTCTCCGTTAAAAAGTCTATACTATTCTTTACAGGTACAACCTGGAACGCAAGATAAATCTGACGTGTACGCTGCTTTAGAAGACGTAGATGTTGATGATTATTTAAGTGAAATTTTAGCTGAAAGCCCAGCACCCAATTGCGATTGTGCAGAATGATGCGATTACACCCCTATGACAATTTATTAGCAAGAAAAAGGACTTGGACTCCTGTAAAAGTTAGTAAAGGTTTCATTAAAGATGAAGCAGTCGATGTTATTAAACGTGCTTTGGCTGTGAGACATATGGAAGTCCCAGTAGGAAACTTCATTCAAGAAGCACTTACAGAGATTCCAGACGCATCTAGAAAACTTTTAGAGTCAAACGTACAAGATGAAATACGACATGACATTGCTCTTAACTATGCTATCGACGCTCATGGTGCAGATGAGAAAGCAGAAGCAGAAGCTTTCAGGATTAGAGATGCCTGGACAGCTCATCCAGATCACACCATACTCAAAGCGTTGGTAGCTGAAAGAGCTATATTCTTTGTTTTACTACCAATGTTCCGCTTTCTTGGTGACTCAGGTTTGAGGACAATTTCTCAGGACATCTCAAGGGACGAACAGATTCACGTCGCCTCAAACTCCTTGGTATCACTGGAGTTAGGATTAAAACCTAGCCCTTCTTTAGATAAGCTTAGAAAAGCTACTATTAATTGGGTTCTACAACCCCTTGGTAGGTCTGAAGATAGGTATCTTAATAGGCAGTTCTGGCTAGATCAGAGTGATAATCTGATGTATGCTGGAAAGGCAGAGGGTCTTTCTGATACTCGTAGAGCCAGAATGCCAGCCTTTTTTGAGACAAGTAACAGCGATTTACCAAGCTATGCGTAAGAACAACTGGTGGGATCACCTATTTAATAATCATCATTATGATTTTGCTTATGCCTATGCAGAGGTAGATCCTGTTGTAGAGGATAAGAAGGAAGAGGAGGAACTATTCAAACAATTCTTTGAATGGAGGATTGGTAGGTTCTTTAAGAAAGTTGTTAAAGGTGCATCAAAAGCAATAGGAGGTGCGGCTAAAGGCTTATCAAAAGCAGCCGATAAAGCTATTAACGTAGCTAAACAACCTGCTCAGTACGCAGTTAATAAAACTATAGCTGGCTTTAAAGATGTAACTGGTATTACTGCTGCAGAAAACGAAGCTAAAAGGGCTGCTAAAGAGGCTCAAGCTGAAGCTCAAAGAGCAGAATCAGAGTACTCAGCTTATAAAACCAAATCAGATAAAGAGCTATCTGCTGCTAAAGATAAGTATGCTTCAGCTAAATCAGAACAAGAATCTCAATTTGCTAAGTCATCTTCAGCTCTTAAAGCTGCTCAAGTAAAACAGGCAGAAGCTGAAGGGATTGGTAAAAGAACAGCTCAATATACCCAACAAAAGAAATCTTTGGCTAGTGCAAAAGCTACTCAAGCCGCTACTCAAGCAAAAATGGATGCTAGAGCCCAAGCTTTAAGAGATAAAAGATTAGGAAAACAGTACTCTAAAGCACCTGGTATATCTAGTGTTAACATTAAAGGTCCAGGTGGTGTAGGTGGTACAGGTAAACCAGGATCAGAAACAAGGAGTGCTAAAAGAATAAGAGATAAGAAGAAATCAGGATTGAATATATGATCCCCTCTATTGATAAGCAACTTGTTGATTACCTAGAAGAGGTCTATCCAGATAGGTCTCCAGATATTAGTATGGAAGAGAAACTTATTTGGTTTACTGCGGGACAAGTGGCGGTAGTTCGTCATTTGAAAGATCAGTATAATCAACAAGAAGAGAACAAGTACAACTGAGGTTTTATAAATGGTCGCTTGGACTCCAATCCTGATCGGTGTTTCTGCAGCAGCTACAGCATATTCAGGTTATGCCGCTGCTAAAGCTGCTAGAAAGCAAGCTGAAGCTATGCGAGCTAGAACAGCTCAAGCTCGTGAAGCCGCTAATGCTGAATTAGCTCAAATGCAGGCAGATTCAAAGGCTCAGCAAAATCGTTTTAACATACAAATACAACAGTCTAGAGATGCTACTGCTGAATCAGCTAGACAAGCTGATCAAGCTACTCAAATGGCTCAATCTAGAATGCAGCAAGCTCAAGCTGCTTCTAATTTATCTATACATCAACAACAGTTATCAGCGGCTCAAGCTAGACAAATGCAAGCTGGGGCAAATGTTAGGAGTAAAAGAAGGGCTAAGAGGGGTACCCCAGAATCTATGAGAACTAAATTAAGTATTGATTCAGGGTTAGGTGGAGCTTCTGGTTCAGGTGGAGATGCTAGTACTAATGTAGGTTTGAATTATGGTTAAAGGTTCTGCTGAATCAAGGTATCAATTTCTTGAACCTGAGAAGACAGCTTATTTAGATAGAGCTATTGAATGCTCTAAGTACACACTACCAACACTGATCACTGATAATGATCGCAGTAGTGGTAAGAATCTTTATACAAAGATTACAACTACATATCAAGGCTTGGGAGCCAGAGGTGTTAATAACTTAGCAGCCAAACTCTTAATTGCTCTTCTACCTCCAAACCAAGCATTTTTTAGATTATCTGTAGACGATATGAAGCTCCAACAGGAGCTAGAAAATTATAAGGATTTACAATCTGAATTTGATCAACAGCTTTCTCTGATGGAGAGGGCAGTAATGAGAGACATAGAGGAGTCAGGAGATAGGACTGCTTTATTTGAAGCTCTTAAACATCTAATTGTTGGAGGTAATGCTCTTCTATATATCGCTGAAACAGGAACAAGAGTTTACCCTCTCAAGTCTTTTGTTCTTAGCAGAGATCCTGAAGGTAATATTTTAGAGATTGTTGTTAGAGAAGAAATTAATCCTGAAGTACTACCAAAAGGGGTAGCTCCTACTAATGCTGAAGGAAAGAATGTAGATAAAACAGTATTCTTATATACCTATGTAACCTACGACTACAAAAAAGTTAGATGTAAATGGCATCAAGAAGTTTATGGGAAAAGAATAGGTGAAGAGGGTAACGTTCCTTTAGAAAAATGTCCTTGGATTCCTCTCAGGATGTACCGAGTGGCTCACGAAGCTTACGGACGTTCTTACTGTGAGGAGATATTAGGAGATCTTAAGTCTCTTGAGTATCTTTCAAAGGCTATCGTGGAAGGAAGCAGTGCTGCCAGTCGCATAATTTTTCTATGCCGCCCGAATGGTGTAACACGCCCCGACGCACTCAGCCGTGCCGCAAATGGTAGTATTGTCGCTGGAAATCCTGATGATGTAGCACCTTTACAATTAAATAAACAGGCCGATCTATCGGTAGCTCTTCAAACGATAGCTCGTATAGAACAGAGACTTAGTTTTAGTTTCCTACTTAATAGTGCTATTCAAGCTGGTACTCAAGGACGGGACCGAGTTACTGCGGAAGAGATACGAATGGTCGCCCAGGAGCTAGAAGCAGGATTGGGAGGAATTTATTCCATACTCTCTGTAGAACTACAGTTACCACTAGTAAATAGAAAGATGGCTCTTATGGAGCGTAGAGGTAGTCTTCCTCCTCTTCCTAAGCAAGGGGGTCAAGATGTTGTTAGACCTCGTATTACTACAGGTCTTGATGCTCTAGGTCGTGGTAACGACAAAGCCAAGCTTATTGAGTTCATCACTACTCTGGCTCAAACGGTAGGACCAGAAACTATGAGCAGGTTTGTTAATAACAGAGAGTTGATTATTAGATTGGCAGCTTCTGATGGTTTGGATATATACAAACTAATCAAATCTGAAGAACAGTTGATGGAAGAACAGCAACAACAAGCTATGATGATGCAAGAACAGCAGCAAGCTCAAGATCCACAAAACGATCCTGCTAAGCAAGCTGCACTTATCAAAGCTGAAAATGACTCAATCAGGACTGAAGAAGCCTCAGCCCAAGGCCAAGGTGGTAGTAACTGAAACACCTGAACCAGAGGTAGTTGTAGAAGAGACCCCTAAGACTCCTGTAGATCTTCTACTAGAGAGACTAAAAACTGAAAAACCACAAACTTACGAACAGTATATAAAAGCTGTTAAAGCAAAAAAGAATGTGGCAATATATCCTGATCTAACACTACGCATTGGTTAAAAATGCCTGAAGTCAACACAACAGGTGGAGCTTTCCCAGAAGAGACCACCTCTTTCAATGAGCAAGACCAAGCCATTTTGGAAGGTCGTGACCCTAATGAAGCTCAACAACAAGAAGAGCTTATAGGGGGTAAGTTTAAATCTGCTGATGATTTATTAGATGCTTACCAAGAACTCCAAAAGAAATTAGGAGAGAGATCACAAGAAACTCCTGAACTAGAAGATACTCAATATGAGTCAGATGATCAGGATGTTGAAGCTGGTGATGTTGTTGGAGGTGTAGAACAAGTACCTCTTTCTGAACAAGAAGAGGGAGTGATACTAGAAAGTATTGGAGGTGAAGAGGGTTTAGATGCTATGGCAGATTGGGCTACCCAAAACCTAGACCAAGATGAAATCCAAGCTTATAACCAAGAAGTTAATAGCGGTGATTTTACTAGAGCTAGAAACGCTCTTCAATCCATGTTCTTTGCTATGCAGCAAGCACAAGGCCAAGAACCTGAGTTAATGGGTGGTAGGATTTCTGCTAATTCGGGTGATGTATTTAGATCGGTTCAAGAAGTTGAAGCGGCTATGAATGATCCCAGGTATTTAAACGACACTGCTTATACAAAGGATGTAGAAGAGAAAATGAGTAGATCAGATGTATTAACACCTAGATAGGTTAATATAAGGTTAGCTTATGTAAGAATTGTTGCCTCTGAGGAGATAACAGCAGTTGTGTCGTGAGCGTTTTAAACATTTAATCAGTTGAATCGATGCCAGATTTTTCGAGCATCTCTAGGTTAGGTGGTATTAATGGCGTTCAATATAACGCTGGCTCTGCCGCTGGTAACTTTGAAAAAGAGAATGCAAATTTCCTGAAAATCTTTTCTGGAGAAGTCCTAACAGTCTTCAACCGTGAAACGATTTTCAAAGACTTAACCCAAAAGCGTACCATTAGTTCGGGCAAGAGCGCAAGCTTCCCAATCACGGGTCGTTTTTCAAGTCGCTACCACCGTCCTGGTGACTGGATAACAGGCCAAGGAAACAAAGGTCAGATAGGTGAAAAAATTATCACAATTGATGATCTCCTTATAGCTGATGCCAGTATCTATGACTTAGATGAGGCCAAACTCCATTGGGACGTTAGGAGCATCTATAGTAAGGAATTAGGAAGGGCTTTATCAAGAGCCTATGATGAGCGTCTAGTGCGTACATTACTAACAGCTTCTGAGTCTGATGGTCGTGTTGATGACTGGGATAACAAGACTTACGCTACTGCCTCTGGTGGTGATGTAACAATTGCTTCTATCTCAGGTAACAACATCACAATGTCAGCTCAAATGACGGCTGCCTCACAAGCCAAGTTTGCGGCTGGTGAAGTGATGTATGGAGCAGATAGTGGTGCATACGGTGTTATAACAACAACAGCTACTAACGCTAACCCATCTGTTATCGTTATTAACCCAATCGGAGCTATCGGTACTGGTACCAAGGCTGCGTTTGACGTTGGTGAGAAACTATTCGTTCTAGAGAAACTTCCTGGCGGTACTTCATATACAGGTATCGACCTTAACGGTGCTGCTAACAGAAATGCTAGAGGAGATCTAATCGTAGAGAACCTTTACAAAGCTTGTCAGGCACTTGATGAGAAGGATGCACCTAAAGATGGAAGAATCGTTGTATTAAGCCCTGGTGCTTACTATGACGTTATCAACTCTGACCGTGCAATTAATACTGATTGGAACGGTGGATCAGGTCAGAATGGAACATTCGCTGGAAACAGAGTTCTAAGTGTTGCTGGATTTACAGTCAAGACTTCTAACAACCTTGGTTCAGCATCTTATGGTAATACCTACTCAGGTATAGGTAACCAATCAGCTACAAACCGTGGAGAACGTCCTAACTACATCAATGCTCAGGATGGTTCTGATGGTACAGCAGCGTCTGGTACTAATGACTACTACCAAGATGAGCAAGGCAACGCTTCTAGTGTTGGCAACCTCTTTGGTCTCTGCTTTACAAAAGAAGCAGTTGGAACAGTAGCTCTTAAAGACCTGAATATGCAGATGACTGGATCTGAGTATAAAGCAATGACCCAATCAACAATGATGGTCGCTTCTTACGCAGTTGGTCACGGTATTCTTCGTCCTGATTGTGCAGTATCGCTACTACACGACGGAAATCCTTGGTAAATACTTAGGAAAACCTAATACAATAAGGGGAGGCGTATGTTTCCCCTTTTTGTTTATATATGGCAACAACAAAATTAAAAGCAATAAATACACTTCTTTCCATTATTGGGGAAGCACCTGTTAACTCTTTAACCCCACCTTTAACTGGGGATACTAGTCTTGCAGAAAGTGTGTTAGATGAAATAAGTACAGAAGTTCAAGGTGCAGGATGGTCTTGGAACACTCGTCTTTATGCAAACATCCCCTTAGATGCAAATGGTCATTCCACTCTTTCTAGCAGTACTCTTGCTGTACGCTTCAATCCCATTTCATACCCTTCACAGCGTTTTATACTGAGGGGTACAAAATTGTATGATCGTGTTGATGCTACATATGATTTAAGAGGGAGTTTAGGTGTAGCTTTAACAGGTAGTACAACTGATCTAGTAGCTGAAGTAGTAGAAGAATTGGATTGGGATAGCATTCCAGAAACAGGTCGCAGATATATCATGATTCGTGCAGGTAGAATATTTGCAAACCGAGCGATAACTTCTAACAGTATTGAAGCTTACACCTCGGAGGATGAAGAAAATGCTTTAAGAATACTTAGACGTACAGAAGATATGGCACAAAACTATAACTACATCAGTGGTCCTGATGATATGTATGGTGGTCGTGTATTAACAACTTTTGGTCCTGACATCTTAAATCGCTAATGGCAAAAGAACTTTATAGTCAAATTATTGGACCCCTCAATAAGGGGATGAATCAACAAGCTAATAGTTTCATACTTCCTGGTTTTTCTAAAAATTTGGAAAATGCTAACTGTGATTTAGTAGAAGGTCTTAAAAAGAGATTAGGTTCTGTACCCTTAAAACAGATTGATACTCTAACTAAATATGACGGTCACGGTACTCCTGGTAATAACTTAAGTGGGACTATTAAATGGGATGAAGCTTGGTATTTTGTTTATAACAGAAGTACAGATGAAAGATTTGTATTAATTGTTTGTGATGATAGTTCTACTGTAACCAAGACTTGCACCACAACAAATGGTAGTCCTGTCGTATCTATTACTTCAGGAGGAACTACTGATTTATTTGTAGGTTCTACAGTTAGTGGTAGCAGTATTCCTACGGGAGCAAAAATCACAGAGCTTGGTACTAACCAAATGACTCTGGATCTAAATGCAGATAGCAATGCTGGTAGTAGTAAAACTTTAACAGTTACATCTAGTAAAACCTTTGTATCTGCAGTAGCTAATGTCGAACCTATTAGTGGGATATTACCTACTGTTGTACCTATTCAGCAGGTTTTTTCAGGAATAACTTCTACCAACCTTGCATATTTAAGAGGTTCAGGAAGAGCTAGGGATAGATTTAGAGCTACTTCTTTCCAAGATTTTGTATTTATAACCAACATACAAAAGGATGTAACTTACGACAGTTCTGAAACTTTAACTAGATACAACATAGCTAACATAAGTAATTCTTATGTACCAATTAAAGCTCAAGTAAATGTAAAACTAGTTGATTATGCCACTAAGTATCAAATTGATATTGAACTGGATAATGGAGACACAGTTAGTGGTAACTACACAACACCTACTCTTGCTTCAGGCACGGCTGTTAGTACCCAAACCATTGCTACAGAACTTAAAAATGCTTTAGATACTGCAGATTCAAGTAATCATCTAACATTCAGTGTTAAAGATTCTCAAATCTTAATAGGGTTAGCAAGTGGTTCTAGGTCTTTTAAAAGCTTTGTAGCTGCTGACGCTAGAGGTAATACTCTAATGGATGGTTTCTCTAATCAGGTTACTAGTATCCTCGAATTACCAGCAGCAGGTTGGGAAGGTTATACAGTTATAGTTGCTCCTGACGGTTCAGCAGATTTAAGTTCTTACTATTTAAAATTTAACGCAGAAAACGTAACTGCTAACGGAACTTATGGTAGAGGTTCCTGGGAAGAAGTAGGAGGCTGGGGAACAGCAGGCCAGTTAGAAGATGCCACTATGCCTCACGCTTTTGTTTATTACAAAAACGATTCAGGTCTTACAAGGTTCACATTCCAACCCTTCAGTGGTAGCAACTATACTGATGGATCTACAACAGTTGCTATACCAGGATGGACTAATAGGTTAGCTGGTGATGAAGAGGAAATGGAAGGCCCAAGTTTTGTTAATAATAAGATTACAGATATAGTCTTCTTTAAAAACCGTTTAGGTTTTATAAGTGGAGAAAATATAATACTGAGTGAAGCTGGTGCTTATTATAATTTTTGGATTCAATCTGCTTTACAAGTAATAGATACAGACCCTATTGATTTAACAGCAGTTAGTAACGATGTAGCTGTACTTAATTATGCTCTACAACAGCAGGATGAATTAGTACTATTTTCTAATGAAAACCAGTTCAGATTGTATTCAGGAGATAACGTTACATTCAGTCCAGAAACAGCTTCTGTAGGTAGGATTAGTTCTATTAGCATGGAATCTAATGTCAAACCTCAACAAGTTGGACCCCAAGTTATATTCCCTGTTAAAGAAGGCGACTTCACAGGGTTACATACTTTTATTACTACTGACCGTACTGTTGGTATTAACCTTGGACAAACTGCTGTTATAACTGAAACTGTTCCTAAGTTAATACCTAAAAATATAGACTCTTTAGCTGTTAGTCGTACTGATCAATATTTAATAGCCCTAAGTAGTGATGATCCAGATGCTTTGTATATATACCAATTCTTTTGGGAAGCGTCTGGAGGCTCTTTAAGTAATAAACAAAACGCCTGGTCTAAATGGACATTCCCCAATAAGACTATTCATTGGTGTGACTTTGTTGAAGGAACGTTGCTTTCAGTTACTAAGTACACCGAGAATGGAACTGTTAAATACTATTTAGAAGGTATCAATTCTTCTAGACCTCCTCAAGAGGAAAAAGATCTGTTCTTACTGGATAGACAATTATCTAGTTCTATAACTACAGATTTAGGAGCAGTTACTTTTAATTACAGTGGTTTAACTAACAAAACAACAGTTACCCTCCCCTACTACACAGTAAATGCTAGTCAATTCTGTGTTATCAAAAAAGATAAAACTGATGCAAACGAAGCTGAGAAACGTTGGGTCGTGGCTCAGACTGTTCCTGCTGGCGTTAATAGTTTTGTTTGTGACAGTTTGGGAAATTTTAGTGGAAGCTCTTGGATCTTTGGTGAGCAATATACGTTCAAGTTTCAACCGCCTCAGCTCATGCCCTATTCAAGAACTGCGACTGACAACACTTTTATTGGTAATCGTACTGGTCGCCTTCAATTACGATATGTTGATGTTTACTACAATGATGCAAGATACTTCCAAGTAGATGTTACTCCTGATCACAGAAGCAAAACAACCTACGAATTTGATCGAAGAGCCCCTTTAAATTCTGGAATAGTAATTAGTAATATATCTGATTTTGAAGAAGCTAAGTTTAGAGCTTATATCCAAAGTAGGAATGACCAAGTTACGATAGAGGTAGTGAACAACAGCATCGACCAAGCCAAGTTTGTTGCCCTAGAATGGACTGGCTTGTATTTTGATGTAGCGAGGAAGTATCAGTAATGGCTAAATCTTATAGGAGACTATTTCTCAGGACAAGTTAGTAAATATCAAGCTATATCACAAGCAGAAGCTAAAAAAACTCAATACTGGACTGAATTAGCTCACACTAATAGAAAGAATTATAGAGATTATGAATGGCAATTAAAGTCTTGGTATAGAGCTGAAGATTACACTCAAAAGATGCGGCAGTATGAAAGTGATCGTGAAAAGCAGCAAGCAGTTTATAAAGCAGATGTAACTGATTTAGCTACAGAGAATTTTGCTAAGAAGATTGCAGATCTTGATGGTCAATTCTACGAGGAAGAAGCTGTAGATGATTTAGAACTAGAAGAAATAAGATTGAAAACTGTAGTTGATTCAGCTAAAAAGGTAGCAGGAGGTCAGGTAGGTAGGACTATAAATGTTATGAGAGATCAATATAAACAGCAGTATTTATCCAACCTAAGTAACCGTCAAATCACTCGTGAGTGGAGGTTAGCAGATAAGGTTAGAGCTGCTGAATCACTAGATGTAGCTCGTCAGAATACTATTAATCAGGTTCAGTTCTATACACCTCAACCAGTAGCAGACCCTGTTAAACCTATGGCTCCTATGAAAGTTGAAGGTTATGAACCACCTTCAGCTTCTACAGGTAGCAGTAGTCTATTTGCTATTAACGCTGTAGGTAAACTTGCTAATGCAGCTCTAGATTACAAAGATTCTTTAAAACCTAAATCCTCATGACTAATAGCTATAAAGTAAAACCTCAACGTCAGGTTAGAGATAGAGTCGCTCTCCCTGGAAGACCTAAAGAGCTTGCTAGACCTGCAGCTCCTTTAGAGATACCACAACAAGTAGGTGGTCAATTAATAGATAGGCGAGAGTATGTAGCAGATAGGTCTGTTGCTCAGGGTTTAGAAGCTATACAAACTTGGAGTGGGGTTGCAGGTAAAACAATCAAGAATTTAGGAGAAGAGAGATGGAAAGATGCTAAAAGAAGTGCAGAAAATTTAATAAAACAAGAGACTTACGCTTTAGAGCAGTCTCTTAAAAATGCTAGTGAAGCTGAGAAACTAAGAGCTAAGAAGGCTTTTGAAGAGGCTAGATACGTTCAACTTAAAAACCCTTATATAAATTTCAACTACTACGGTACAAAAGCTAATGAAGCAGCAGCTTTAACTTCTACAAAACTAACTAAATGGGGTACAGATAATGCGGGACGTTTAGCCAGAATAGAAAGCCCTTCTGAAAAAGCAGCTCTTATAGCAGCCGAAGCTGATGAATTAAAGAAACAATATTCTTATCTACCTAAGAATTGGATAGAAGCAAAAATAGATCCAGCATTAGCTACAGCTACGGTTGGTATAAAAAAGGCTGTAGCCGAAGCTGAATTAGATGTTGCTCAAGAAACAGTAGATCAAACTATTAGAGCTGCAATAGTATCGCCTCTATTACAAGCTTCTGAGTACTCAACTGTTGGAGGTACTACAGAGAGGGGAGTTGAATATGCTGAGGGAGCCTTTTTAATCGCCTATATGAAAGGCTTAGATGCTTGGAGGACTGCAGGACAACCAGGAGATCAAAGAGAATATAATGAGTGGTTTTTTGAAAATATAGGTTCTATTTATGTAGACAATAATAAGAATAATTGGAATGATTTATCTGAGACTTTAGGTGCTACTACACTTATTGACGGTTTAAAGGGTATTAAAGAGAATGGAGTTGAGTTATTAGATCTAAGATTTGATGATGGTGAAGGGAATAAAATGACTATGAGAGATAGGATTCAAGAAGTAGTACTAGAACAGCAAACATTAAAAAACAAAGCTCATACTCAAGCTCTTAAAGAAATAACAAATGCACAAGGTTTGTGGAAGAATGACGTTAGGACTAAAGCAAACTCTTTAATAGTAGATGCTTTAGAGGATGGTATTTTAGATGAAGATGAGAAGATTGAAATAAGAGACACGTTAACTAAAGAGGCTCAGGATTTCGCTAGTAAAGGTCTTTTACCATACCCATTACCAGGTGCTTTAGCAGAAATAGATAAGATATTACCTTTAAAAGGTCGACCTCCTTCTGGTAAAGAAAAAGGTGATTGGGCAGAGGAGTTAGAAGGATATAAAGCTGATCTATCTTTAACTGAGTTACCTACAGATTTCTTAAACAAAATCAGTGGTACTACTTATTATCCTTTAGCTGTAGCTGCTATGGCTAAAGCTGTTAATAGTAGAACTGATACTAGTAAAGCTAACAACCCTATAAACGAGGTTGTGACTAGAGCCCAAGAAGCTCTGAAAATAGCTCTAGCTTCTGACGAAGATATTGCAGGAGACCCTAATTTAGATCAACGAGAAGTAAAAGATTTAACAAGCCAAGCTTACGACTTAGCTAAAGGTACTTACGCTTTAGAAGCTGAACAATTAGCCACAACAATCATGAACAAGTTAAGAGAAGATCACCCAGATAAGGATGAATCTTGGTATATAGAACAAACAGCTTCAAAAGTAAAAGGTGTGCTTTTACAACGTCCTGAATATAACGATATTGATTCTTATTTTGATGTAGGGGGTAAAACAGATACCACTTTTGGTACAGGTGGTTGGGGTACCAGAGTAGCTCCTGCAGCTCCTGTATCTTTTAAAGGTGATGGTGTAGAAACACCTTATGCAATAACTTCTAACAATGATCAAGGTTTAGATTATTTCAAGATGAGAAATAGAGATTATTTTGCTGTTAAAGGTACAGGTTTAGAATACGCTCAAGAGAACTTTATGTTTAACAGTGATCAATTTAAAGAGATAAATACTTTAGTAGCTAGACCTCAAGATTTTGATAAATTATCTTTACCTACTAAAACAGCTATTTTTGATGCTGCAGAGGTCTTAGGAGTATCACCTTCAGCTCTGATTAAAGCCCAAATATCTAAGCTCAATAACGGCAAATTAGATGCTATTAATAAAGCCTACCCTGATTGGGAGAAGAACTTAGGAGTACTTGACGGTTTAAGATCTCCTACCTATTCAACAGGTACAGATGACTCAGCAAACAACCTATTCATTTACGATGATAAGAATTTAACTGCTGAAGGAGATAGAGGTGTTATCTGGGAAACTAGAAAAGGTAACGACGTTCAGAGTTCTAACTTCATACCTATACCCGTAGGAGGTGAGGTGGTTTTTGCAGGTGAAAGTGGAGCTTACGGTATTCAAGTTGTTATAAAAGCGGATAAAGATTACCCAGATTTCGGTGTAAAGGCTGGGGATCATATAGTTACTAGTCATATAGCTCTTCTAGATAGCGACATGAAAGTAGGTGCAAAGGTAAGAAGAAGCGAATCAATGGGTATGTCTGGTAACCGTGAAGTGTCAGGTGAAGGATCTACTACAGGTAAAGGTTTTAAACCTGGTCAAATCCACACATCTCTATATAACAGTTCTGGATATACAGATAAAACCAGCCAGTACAACCAAGTAAAGCAGCGAAATTTCTTTAGAAAGGCTTATACTGGATTATATTCAGGAGATTAAGTTAGACCTTTTTAGGTATAGAGCTTATTCTGAAGGAAGCACCGTATTTGTTGTTGTAAATGCCATACGTTTATCACCCTGATGGGTCTGTTGAGTGGGTTAATCCTGGTGAAGAGAGTACATACACAGGAGGAGGAGGTGTAGCTACTGAAAGTTCTACTGATACAACAGAAGAAAGCTCTACAAAAACAGCAACAGATAAACCTGAAAAGGATGAGAACCGTAATTTAGAACTAGAAGAGAAATATTTACAAGGTTATACGGCTCCTAAAGAAAAGGAAAAAGTAAATATTGATAAACCAGAAACAAAGTCGTTTTCATCTGGAAACTGGGGTGGTGGTTCTTTACCTAAAATAGAAGGAGCTCCTACATGGAAAGAAGAAACTGCAAGAGAATGGCAAGAAGTAAAGAATTTTGTTAAAGGTACTAAAAGATCTATAGGTGGAGGTCTCGTTAAAATACCTGACGATCTGACAGCAACTGCTGAGTTAGGAGGTTTACACCGAAATATGGCTCAATCCTATGAAAATGAAGCTAGTATTCAGCTTTGGGATTGGATATTTGGTACTAAAAACGCTGCTAAATATAGAAAAGATATTGATGAGCTTGTTGGTTCTGAACTAGAATCCATTGAAGAAACAGGTAGAGATACGTTAGGTAGGAAGCCAGGAATAAAACCTGGTTTTCCTGGTTATGAACTTTTAAGTACCGAAGGTAAGACTTGGCAAAAACACTTTAATCCT